GATGTAACAATTAAGAACGATGCCGATGCAGATGTAATCAAGATTGCTACTGGTGCAACAAACGTAGATATTGTTGGAGATGTAACTGCCGCTACTTTAAATGCTGATGGTGATACTGCTGCTGGTGATAATGCCACGATAGGATATACAGCATCAGAAGGTCTTATCTTAACTGGGCAAGGTAGCACCGACGATATCACAATTAAGAATGATGCTGATACTACTGTAGTTAATGTAGCCACTGGTTCTTCAGATGTAGAAATATCTGCTGGTAATATTTTATTTGGGACTGGAAGTAAGGGTGTATATCTGGGTGTAACCTCTGCAACAGCCGCTAATCTTTTGGATGATTATGAAGAGGGTACCTTTACACCCGCTTACACTTTTGGTGGTTCTACTACCGGCATTACCTATTCTACTAACGGCAAATTGGGACGGTACACAAAGATTGGTAGAGTGGTTATATGTGATATTTACATAGGAATGACAGACAAAGGGTCAGAGTCAGGCAATGTTGTGATAACTGGTATGCCATTTACTTCTGTTGCTCACGGGCTAAATACCAGTGCCATAGTAAATATAGGTGCGTACACTGGAGGTTGGGATTTAAGTGCTAATGCTCACTTCACGGGTGATGTTGGCCCGAATGTGGTTACTATCCGTTTGAGGGAATGTGTCTTTTCGACCGACGTTAACCCTGCCGCTGTAACCGCTGCTATGGCAACAGATGATAGTCAGATGTATATATCTGTAACTTATGAAGCAACTTAAAAGCAGGAGAAAAAAAAATGGCTTTAATTGAGAAAACAATAGTAGATAAAATTGAAGTTGTGGGTATTTACAAATTTGTTCAAGTTCGTGAAGATAAGCAAATTGTTGATAATGCAACAGATGAAGTGAAGGTGACAGGACAATGGCATCGTTACGTTCTAACGCCAACAGATGACCTATCTGGCCAACCTGCTGATGTACAGGCCGTTGCTAATGCAGTTTGGACAGACGAAATCAAAGCTGCTTACGAAGCACATCTTGTTGAATAAAAAGGAAATAAAATATGCCATATCTAGGTAAATCACCACAGCATGGAAACTACAGTAAGCTTGATGACTTCTCAGGTGACTTTGATGGTTCCGATGCTACTCATGCAGTAGCTTCTAATGGCGTAGCAATTACTCCTGTTAGGCCAGAAGCTCTGATCATAAGTATTAATGGTGTGATCCAAGAACCTACAACTGATTACACGGTAAGTGGAACAAACATTACCTTTACTACGGCTCCTACTGCTGGTGATAATTTCTTTGGAGTAGCTATGGGTGAACAGTTGGCTATTGGTACGCCATCAGATGCTACCATAACAGCGGCTAAATTAGATACTGCTATTCTCACAGGACATACGGATATAGGTGCAGCAATTGCTGATGCTGATTTACTTTTAGTAGACGATGGTGCTGGCGGTACACTTAGGAAAACAGCAGCTTCAAGAATAAAAACTTATGTTGAAGCTTCTGCAATGGCCGTAACTGGGAATGTTACTGCTACAGGAACAGTTGAACCTGCTGGTGATACATCTGCTGGAGACAATGCAGCTATAGGATACACAGCAGGGGAAGGATTGATATTAACCGGACAGGGCAGCACTGACGATATCACAATTAAGAATGATGCTGATACTACCGTCCTGAATGTAGCTACTGGTAGTACAGATATAGAAGTATCTGCTGGTGATCTTATATTTGGTACTGCTGGTAAAGGTATTTGCTTAGGCGTTACAACTAATACTGATTCAAATACTTTAGATGATTATGAAGAGGGTACGTTTACACCAACTTTAGTTGCAGCATCTGTCAGCGGATCAATTAGTTATAGCGCACAACTTGGACGATATATTAAAACTGGAGATAATGTTTATATATCAATTAGGCTTATAACTACTGGTATTGCATCTAATAGCGGAAATATTCATATTGCCGGTCTTCCGTTTACGGCCCATGCCTCAAATTCTGCGGAGGCTTATGCAGGATATGCAGTAGGTCTAAATATTACTGCTGGTCATCATGTTTCTGGCAGGGTCACTAATGGTGGTAGTATTATCCCTTTATATGTCTGGGATGTTTCTACAGGAACTTCTTTGATGCAGATGAGTGAATGGACCGCTGATGGTGATCTTGCGATAAATGTTACATATGAAGCAGCCTAAATAGGAGAAAAAAATGGCCTTAATTGAGAAAACAATAGTAGATAAAATTGAAATTGTTGGCACTTATAAATTTGTTCAAGTTCGTGAAGATAAGCAAATTGTTGATGATGCAACAGATGAAGTGAAAGCGCACGGCCAATGGCATCGTTATATTTTAACACCAGCAGATGATATATCTGGTCAACCTGCTGATGTACAGGCGATAGCCAACGCTGCTTGGACAGATGAAATAAAAGCTGCATACTCTGCACATCTTGAAACTGCTACAACATTCTGAATAAGAATTGTAAATAATCCTAAACCATAATGGAACAAGTAGTAGACATAAATCGCACTTGGAGAACTGAACATAAGAGAGCATAACATGAAAAAGAAATTTTATAATTTCCCAAAACTACGAAAGACTTTTTTCTCATTCTTCAGTGTAATAGCATTGTCAGGAATGCTTTTACAATGTGACTCTACAAAAGCTATAGCAGCAACCTGTGGACCACAACATGAAGAGATGTTGGATACAGCAGTACGCATTAATACTGCAGGTTCTGGTACAGTTCTATATTCAAAACAACATGAAGGTAAGTGGGAATCATATATCCTAACCAACTACCATGTAATTGGTGATCAGATTACCATAAGAGAAGTATGGGACGGTATGAAAGGTAAGAAGGTTAAACGGGAAACTAGGGAGCCTGTAACTGCATTCTGGTTTGACTATGTACGTTGTTCTCGTTCAGTAGGTACTCGTGGTCGTATAGCAGATATCGTAGCACATGATGAGCAAAGAGATTTAGCTCTACTTAAACTACGAGATACAGAGCGTGGTGTAGTACGCATTGCCTATATGCTGCCAGAGAAAGAGTCACCTAAACTAGGCCAGACTGTATGGGCAGTAGGGGCAGGATTAGGGTTTCCACCTTCCATGACTTCAGGAGAAATGGCTTTTGCTGAACAGGTTATTAATGGCTATAGATATCAACTAGCAACTGCTCCTATTATCTTTGGTAATAGTGGTGGTGCATTGTTTGCTTACTCTGATATACGTAAGAAGTATGAGATGATTGGTGTACCTTCCAGAGTATCAGCGGCTGGGTTTCAAGCGGTAACTCATATGGGTTGGTCTATTCCTACAGAGACAGTACATACATTCCTACGAGATAACTTTCACGGTTTCATTGTAGGAGATAAATATCTAAAGCCAGAGAATAGAAAACCTAAATCTGATAAAGAGAAGAAGTAGTATGCAAGACATAGAACTTCAAGCGTACATTAATGCTCTTATGGATCAGCGTAATACTGCACTAAATAAACTTGCAGAAGTAATGTCTAGTAATTTTGCTTTAAATAAAGAATTGCAAAAGTTGAAAGAAGTAAAAAAAGATAGTGAAAACCTTGTATACTAACTAAAAGGAAGTAAAAATTATGATGGCTAAAGTACCAGACAATGTATTTACTGGTTATAACCAAGATAAGTTAAGAGAAATGGCAAAAAGCTATGGGTATCCTGGTGAAGACTTAGCTAACTTTGGTAGTTTTCTTGAACAAAATCCTGATGTAGCCTCTCGTTATTTTGCTCAACAGAATGCAGATGTACGAAACGGAGATGAAACTATACGTAGGTTTCAAACCGGGGGTATTGTCGTGCCAGGAATTGCAGACCTTTCTGCACAAAGAGTACAGGTTCCTAGTTTAGTTGAAGGAGCAGCCTTTGAAGCAGTCGCTACTCCTTTTGAGGGGGCACAAACCATTACTCCTGCAGCAGGACAAGTAACTACAGATGTTACTATTCCTGCTGCTACTCAAGTTCAAGCTGCACAAACAGTAGCTCCTACTGCTGCTACTGCACCACAAGTTACTGCTGCTGCTGCTACACCAGACGTAAGAGATGTAGCTGTTCAAGCTGCACAAATACAAGCTCCCTCACAAACTGTTGAGGCACAGCAACAGGCATTAACTAATGTTGCAAACTTACAAGCAGTACAACAAGCACAGGCTGCACAGGTACAACCTCCTACTGCTAGGGCAGTACAAGCTGGAGAGGTAGTAGCTGCTCCTACAGCACAGGCAGTACAAGCTGCTGAATTTATTGAACCTGCAGCCCAAGCTGCTGTAGCGGCTCCTACTACAGAAGCTACTGTTCAAGGACAACTGGCTTTACTACAAGAACAGTTTGAACAAGGGGCAGTTCCTCCTTGGGCAAGAGGAGCAGTTCGTGCGGCAGAACAAGTTATGGCAGCAAGAGGACTTGGTGCCAGTAGCATAGCCGGTCAAGCTATCCTTGATGCTGCCATTGAACAATCTCTACCCATAGCACAATTAGATGCCCGTACTGTAGCTACCTTTGAAGCACAAAATTTAAGTAATCGTCAACAGGCAGCTATGGCTCGTGCTCAATACAGAGCACAGTTTATGCAACAGGAATTTGATCAAGCATTTCAAACTCGTGTAAGGAATGCAGCTACGGTATCTGATATAGCTAATCGTAACTTTACTTCTAATCAACAGATTGCATTGGAAAATGCTAGGCTTACACAAACTGTGGACTTACAAAACTTATCAAATTCACAGGCTCTAGTCATGGCAGAAGCTGCTGCTTTATCGCAGTTAGATATATCTAATTTAAATAATAGGCAACAGGCTGCTGTACAGAATGCCCAGAATTTTTTGCAGTTAGATACACAAAATTTAAATAATAATCAACAGGCTGCAGTTATTAACTCACAACAGCAGACACAAGCATTGCTAACAGATGCAGCGGCAGAGAATACTGCCCGTCAAATTAATGCTAGAAGCACACAACAATCGGATCAATTTTATGATAATCTAATTTCTAGTATTGGTCAAAATAATACAGCACAATCAAATGCCATGAACCAGTTTAATGCTGGAGAAGTAAATGCTTTACAGAGATTTAATTCAGAAATTGTAAATCAAAGAGAACAGTTTAATGCACGTAATCAACTTGCTATTGAACAGAGTAATGCTGTATGGCGCAGAGAAATTGCGACTGCAGATACTGCTGCCTTA